TAATTGATTCAAAACTCCACCACTTGAATTTTTACGTACCACATATAGATTATTAAAGAGTCGACCAAAGATTGAAACCGACTTTCTAATTCTTTCGTGATAGTAATGTCCACCAAACATTATTGATTCTCCGGATCACCAAATGGATTATCTTCACTAAAGTCAAGGAAGTCATCTACATCTGTTGAAGTAAATAAGTCGTTTTGTTCTGTTTCACTAATGTTATTTATTTCGTTTACACCGGTGACTTTAAGACCTACAGAGCCAGGCGGTGATATTTTATTTAACGTAATTCCATTTACAAATGTTCTGAATTCTCCGTCATCTGCACCAACATGTGCAAGGAAAAGATAACGGCTTCCATCACTATCTGAATCTAATTGATATCTTTGTACTTCGCCTTTTATCTTTGTACCTGAAGACAACGTTTGTGTAAGATCATCTCCTACTGAATATTGACTATCAAACGCAGCAGATCTGCCACCTATCAATACAACATTCGGTATTGATGAATAGCCTTCTCCAGAATCTACAATAATTAATCCACTTACTTCACCCGTTGCTGAATCAATTGTTGCAGAGCCAATAGCTCTTTTATAATCAAATGTTTCTATAATATCTGGCGTTTGACCAAAATAATAATCTGTAGCAGCATTTGCATATCTATTTGATTGAACATTATCAAAGATAGGCTGTGCTGTTTTTTTCGTAAAAGTAAAGTGATCTACATAACCTGTAAATCCCTTCGAAGGAATTTTACCAACTCCTGTTGATGTTGCAATAGGTGATGAGTCATTAAGATCTGCACCAAACTTAATAACATCTCCACTGTCATATGGATAATTATCGGTAATATTAAGAGTAAAGTCAGAGCCTTTTACGCTATCAACATTTGGTCTTAAAACATTATTTAAAAGCTCGAAATGTACAAAATTCCATTGATTAGAATCAAGAGCATGATTAGCGTATCTTGTTTGTGTAATTCCTACTGCATGTGAATCAGCGTTGCCAGCAGAATCGACAGTGAAAGCCATGCCCGGCAATCCGTTACTGTCCATTACAATTCTAAAATCGTCAGACCATGCAATTGTACAAGCATGAATTGAAGTAGGTTTAATCCAAAATGCCAATTCAGCCGGCTGCTGATTTACTCCACCATAAGAACTAGTAAGAGTTGCTACAGCTGTAGTATCTGCAGAATCATGTACAAGAGAACTTGCGCCAAAATATGGATTAGCACTATCAATTTTTCCTAGAAATGCGCTATCAGCAGGTATCGGAAAATCGATTACTACAATAGGTGGCGTAGTATAATAGTTACCAGAATCGGTAATTGTAAGACTTGAAACTCTTCCCATTACGTAATACTCGCAGTCGCTGTGGCAACTTTCGGTGCCAATAATGAAACTCTATATTGATATGCATAATCTCTTTCAATAGAGTCAATGGTTTCTGTACCAGTATCAAAATCTTCTCCAGTATATTCAAAGAGAGTACAACGCATTTTATAAACTGGTACATTTTCTATTTGATAAAAAGGCTGCTCATGTTCTACGTGACGTATTTCAAACATAGACTTTGTAAGAGGAAGATAAATTAGATCACCTTCAGTAGGTCTATCACCTTGTAATGCATTATCAGCTCTATTCACTTGTGTAGACCATCTAGATTTTGATACTACAAACGTAGCTTCATCTCTAATCTCTACGCCAAATCTTGTAAAGAGATCTCCTTCACCATCAAAGCCTTCAGCATTTTCAATATACATTTCAATCTTTTGTGAATCTGCAAATTGCGATGTTGCGTCATCGCCAAGCAATTGATCTTCGTTTACAATTGTTCTCGGAAGATAATAGACATCTTGTCCATAGATCTTAAGTGCCTCTATGATGAGGTCTTCATACAGGTTAATTTCTGACCTGACTTTTTCCGAGAAATAAAAATTACGTGCCATATTAACCTACAAAAAAGTCAGCCGGAAATTCGTGTTCTTCTCTAATTCTTTGCCTCAAGTTTTCTATTTCGGTTGATGCATCATCGTATAATTGTCTACCATTTAAAATAACTCCGCCTGGCAATTGTACTCCTTCAAACTTAATAAGATTCATACCCCATTGCTGTTTGATAAGAGCTGTTGTATATTCTTTTAGCCACATATCGTTATAGATTGATGTGTGAGTATCCGGATCAATAAGTGTATAGACCTCTGCTACAACGTACTCTCCAACTTTAATGTCATCATCATTAAAATCACCGAAGATATGTAATCTATCTTGATGACGCGACCATTGTGTTTGTGGATGTCCATTCAGTTTCATATCTAAAAGAGAAAGATACTGTTGCATCTGCTCATAATATGCAAGACCACCAGCAAATGTTGCCATGTCAGCAATATCGTTTAACATCATTTGGTACTTAATATCGAAGAAATTAAATGAGCTATTAAACGAGCTTGACAGCGGAAACACTTTTGAAATATAGAGAATGTCAGAAGCTATTGGTATATATTTATTTGTGACATCATTAGAAGTAACCTGATGCTTAAGGTATGTGCGTACAGTTGCGTCTGAATGATACTCTTGATAATACTGTAATGCTTCGTCTACACGATCCTCAATTTGGTCCTCATCAACATTGATTTCCAAAACTGGATCACCTAGACGACGCTTACAATAATCAATTAGCGTATCTCTAGAATTAGGTGGTGCCATAAAATAGTCTCCGATATAAAATCTTTAGACTATTTATATGTTTTATACATTATAAATTTTACTTTTATGATATCCATCTTTGAGAAGAACCACCGCCACTTGCCGCCGCTGTTTCTGCAGAATCTAATGAAGCTCTTAGTGTAGTAATTAAACTATTAGCTGAATCAAGGTCTGCTTGAGATGCTCCTCCTGATGTAGCAACAACACGACTGAGAATACCAGAATAATTTATTGAATCATCACTTGATATCAACAATAAATTAGAATCTAATACTCCAGGAATTACCGATAGGCCCGCTGAATCTGAAACTAGTAATAACTCGCGAGAGGTATTTAATAGTAAGCCAGTTTCAGAAGAATCAGCGGGCCTATTTAGAAGAACATCTGCCAATTATTAGTCGCCTTTGCCTTCTGGGAATAAATAGCATGCATTTCTATACAAAGAATCTGCAGCCGAGCCATAGCCGCCGCCACACCGATGAAGTCTAAAAGAGCGGTAATATTTGCCGTCTTTTTGTACTCTTTCGCCATGACCAAAACCTTCATCGTTTGTTCTCCAAATATTCATTAATCTAGGAAAACCATGGTAATCATAATGGTTATTTTGTTTATTCACATAACCGATAGATGACCAAGCCGTTAGAGGTTGCATTATATAACCAGTATCACCATTTGCTACAGGAATTTGTGTTGGCATATCATACCATGGGGGTGGGAACATAGAAGGATAGTTATTATAACTTGATTGAGTTGCTGTATAACCCCAATGATAATACCCACCCAACTGCGCCGCAGTATTTTTAATTCCATTCGCCCCTGGTCTATGTTTCATACCAATGCATAGACGCTTAGAATGTGTCGTAGTACTTGTTTGTGATGCTGTAGAATCTGCATCATTTCTCAGTCTTGAATCTGCGGTGTTTATTGTGTATTGAGGACAATAGAAATTATTTTCATTCCATAGATGTCTCATTAGATCTGGACTAAATTCAAGATCTGATAACATATGTGAATAATAATAGCCAGTTACTACATTTGAATGTTCAACCCACATACCAAACAATTTGTCGGTCATAATCACATGAATTGCATAACAATTGCCAGGATTTATTGGCATTCTCCACAGAGATGCGCCTGTGTCACCAGTCCAACTGCCGGCAGTGTCACCTGTACTGTATGGAAATGCCTGTGAGTTAGCTTTATCAGTAGTACGACATATCAAACCATAAGTATCATACCATCTAATTGTGACGTAATTAAATGCACCAAAATTTGTATCAGTACTACCAGCTTCTTGATTACCATAATGGTATTTTTTAAATCTAATGTAATGATTATTATACGAAGCGGTGGTAGTGTTATTTCCAGTAACACTTCTATAAATGTTTGCTGATGGTCTATTGGCTGTATCATTAATAATTACTGAAGCAGCAGCATTAATATACGTTGAATTCATATCACTTGTTGCAGTATGAGTACCATCCAGAAATCCTTGAATTTCATCCATCACATACCGTCTATGAGCGGCGTTGCTCATATTAGTTGAGCCACCCCAACTGGTATGATTCATTATTAGTTTTAAATATGCCATTAGTGTAGCTCCTCTAGATCGCTGTTTGATGAATCATAATCATGCCCACCTAAAACAAATATATTCGTTGTTCCGCCAGATTGATGGCCAAGTTCTTCTGTACCAATCGAATGATTAGTAATTAAGTTTGGTAAATCATCATCGCTTACTCCGACAATGCGATACCAATGAGCAGAATCCCAATTAACATCCGATGCTGTCATCGGTTCTCCGACGGAATCTACAAGTTTAAATAGGTCTAGTGCAGATTGTTTAGCATCTGAATCCCATGACATTGTTACTTCTCCTTATTTATAAGATATGACGACATTCAAATCAGATCCTGCCGTAGAAGAACCAATTTGTGTTATGTCGATAGTTAAATAGTCGCCTTCGGCAACTGATAAATTTAAATTATTCGTAACATTAGTGGTAGAACCATCAGCAATATTAAAAGTTGATATCGATGAACCATTCTTTTTTAATGTCATATTTAGCGTTGCTCCTGCTGGCGCCACAGAAACGTGTTTTCTAATCTTTGTGATAGTCACGGCTCGAGGTGAATACCACCGTGCCGTACCAGCAGCTACAGTTAATGCCCCATCTTGAACAAATGTGGTATTATTTTCTTTTTGAATTGTTGATGATGCTGCATCTGTAAATCCTAGTCTCGTAGCAATATAATCAGAATCAATTAAAGTTGTCTTTGTTCCAGAAATTATACCTTCTACCTTTGCCGAATCAAGAGAACCTGCCACAAATGTTTCTGATGCATCTAAAATATTTTTTTCTTGCATAAAGGTTTTCATTCTATTTTCATTAATAGAATTATTGGTAATTTCTTCTTTAATACGATTTACAAATGAAACCGTTTTATTCATATAATCACCCAAGTCTTGTGGAACAAACTTATTTTTTGCTGCATCATATGTTAAACACATTTGACTTTGTATGGTTGGAACTTCTTTTATAGGAACTTCAGTAGCATGGCCTTCCTGAGAATGCTGTAGATAAATTATATCTTGACCTGCTCCATTGCTATCTGTTTTTAAATCTTTAATAGTGATATTACCACGCATGGCACCATGGATACCACACTGATATGTTAATGTACTAGGCGCATCAGCGGGAACAACAAACGTCATCGTTGCATTATTATTTGCTCTTGAATTCGTAACTCCAGATGTATATTCACCAACATAATTACCAGATACAAAATTGTCACCATTATCTGTTGAAAGATAAATTGGATGTCCATTTGTGCTTGAGTCTAAAACAAATTCATATGTATTACCTTTATAGAATGGACCCAACGCCTGATTGTTTCCCATTCTAAGTCCAGTGAAAGTATATGCTCCTGAAACTGCACCAATATTATATGTGTGTGTAGAAGTATTTAATGACGGTATTGTGTAACTTGCAGGAACACTCCATGATAACCTTTGCGCCCTTGTAGCAGAATCAGTACCACCAGAATCTGTTACTCCAACAAAAGAATAACTTCCGCTATCATATGTTACCCAATCAACAAGGTTTGCTGTGCCAGCTTCATTTAACCATTTTAGAAAAATTTTATGAGTTTGGTCTGCATCACCACGTGTTCTAAAAGCAGTAAAATTATCTAAGCGATATGTCCCTTGCTTGTAAATAGGAACTTCATTTTGTGCTTTCATAGTAATAGATTCTCTTCCATAAGGAAGAGTCGTAACATTCCATGACCATTTCCAATCGGGCATGTGACCCGCTGAATCTACATCAGTTGCAAAATTTAACGTTTCTGGGTCAATTGACTGATCCACCAGCGCATCAAATGCACTTTCTCTCACATCACCGGATAAGTTTATTACAGTCGCAAGTTTCTTATTTATGCTCATTTTACCTTATCCTGATTAATACGTCTTAAGCGTATGGTGAATCACCAAGTGTTGTAGTATCCCATGCAGCTTTAAGCTCAGCGATTGTTGTAGCATCTGTAATTGCAGATGCGGCAGGTGCATCACGAAGAGCAGTTTTCTTTGTTGCAGCCGCAGCTTTTGCAGTTGCATCATCGTCTTCGATAGCGCGCATATACTTTACGTCTTCTGATTCTAATAGAGGTTTACGAACCTCACGAATTTTGTCTTTGAATAATACTTTTGCAGCATCTAGATCTTCACTGATAACATCACCAGATAAAGACCAAGCACCACGAAATTGACGATCAGATGGCACTGTTACTGCACTAGCATCAGCCTGATTTCCATCCTTGTCAACGATATAAGTAGTTGCCATTTTATTTTCTCCTTAAGCAGCTTCTCTGCTATTTATATCAGGATCTATCTTCCAAGCATTTCGCCACTCTCTCGTTTGAGGTAGTTGCTCTTTTTTACAGATGACCATCTTAGGTTTATTGCCTTCATTCCATGTACGCCAAATATGGTTTGGAATGTCTTTCATAATTAAATATTCAATTGCCTCTTCTTCACTCATAGGAGGCATAGGTTCTGTATCATGCAGCAGATAACCACGAGTATGTTTCTTAAATCCTGCCATTGCTTCATCTCTTGCAAGTTCATGATATACCCATACTGGTGGAAGAATACCGCCATTCATTGCGCATGCCATCCAATTTGGATCAGGCACAAGTACGCTTGCTGGTTCATCAACGTTATGCTCAAACACAACACGATAGTCTGATTGGTATGGCTCAAGGTTATCTTTTGCCCAACACAGTCTTTCAAATAATTTTAGTTCTTTCAATTCCATTATGCAAGGTCTCCGAATACGGCAATATGACATTGTCCAGTGTTATGAGCATTGTCAGTTGTATAGATTTCAGTATCAATTATTGAGGTTGTTCGAGTAATAACTTGAAGACTTCTATTAGAAGGATTGTTACGTGCAGATGTAGATGCGCCACCTCCAGCTACTGGAATATAGTATAAACTAGACATTACATTAGTTAAATTTACTTCGATTTCAGAAGCGTCATCTGTTAAACTAGATACTAGAAAGCTGGCATCCGGATTTGGTGGGTTGTCACCAGTATCAAAATAAACCCACGCCTTCGCAGTACCATTTGTCACATAAATAGAGGCGACAGTCTTTGCATTGGTGTCTTGTATAGTTCCTACTGTAATTTTTCCGGTCATTGTGTTATTTCCATTAGAGTTACAGTTGACACTGTTCGACCGCCAGTGTTATTATTAGCATCTAATTCTGATCTATTAATAAAGATAGCTTTAGTATTATCATTTAGAAACCAAAATGCATATGTCAATTGATCTGTTGTGTTCGGATCATCTAAAAAACACATAAAAGTGGTATCAACTTGATTTCCATCATGAGTGTATCCAAATCCTGCATGTCCTAGTTGTTTACTACCGTCGACAGCGCCTATAGATCCACTCGGAATGGTTCCATTTCTTTTGAAAAATCCTTTATATGTAGTTACAGTACATCCATATGAGATACTTGCTTGTAATAAAATTTTACTAGTTGCATATTTTGGAGTAATAATAGTGCGTAATCCTGTCACCTCTACTTCACTACCATTAGATACGACAGATGTTGCTGAAGTCATTACTGATTGCACAACTTGAACAACACAATTATCAGCACCTGTAAGAGTTAATGTCATGCGAGGTCTCCATGTA